TTTCAAGCCCGGCCTGGTGGCCGCGGTGAAGCACAAGGTGGGCGGCGCCGCGATGATGCTCTCGAAGGGCGTGGGCATCCGGGCGGGCCGAAAGCCGATGTCGAGTTACGCCCGAAAGCCCGGCGAACTGCTCGGGCATTTCTGGTACGTCCCGAACGTGAAGAAAACGGCCGAGTTCCCGCATGTGCAGGTGGATGTGAACTACTGGAAGACGTTCGTGCATGCCGGGCTGGCGACGGCCGCCGGCGACCGGGGCTCCATCTCCCTCTTCGGGCGAAAACCGAAGGACCATGAACTCTTCGCTGAGCACATTGCTCACGCCGAAACGTGGGTCGAGACCCAGGGTCACGGCCGCGTGGTCCACGAGTGGTCCCAGAGACCCGCCCGGCCGGACAACCACTGGTTCGATTGCCTCGTCGGCTGCGCGGCCGCCGCGTCGATGTGCGGCGTGAAAGTGCCGGGCGAGGATGCCAAGCCTGCCCGCCAGCGGAAACGGTACACGCAGGACGACCTGAGGAGGAAACCGTGACGACCACGAGGAAACGTCCGCCCGCCAAGGACAATGCCGCGCCGCAGGCGCCATGCCCCCCGCCGCCGCGGGGCCTGGAATGCCGGGGTTGCGGGTGCAGGGATCTGCGGGTGCTCTACACCCGGTACCGTGCCGGCTCCATCGTGCGGGTGCGGGCGTGCCGGCACTGTGGTCGGCGGCTGGTTACCCGCGAGACGGCCGGGTAGGTGAAAAAAGTACGCTAATGTACGAATCTTGCAGCCGGGCACCGGAAGAGATTTGCGTGGGCACCGACAGCGTGGTTAGATCATAGGCGACAAACTGACCGGGCGACCGTTCGGCGGCCGATCCCCGCCGGGTGGATCAGCCAAACGAGATGCGCCATGCGGGGCCGCATACCTTGCATGGCGCTTTTTGTTTGGCCTCGCCCGGTCGGTTGACGCGGAGGCTGACGGTGGCTGACGATCTGGCGAGCACGATTCGTGAGAATGCTGAGGGGCCGGCGGAGGCCCACGGCGACGCGGGCGGCATGAAGCAGCACAGCCTGCCCGACCAGATCGCAGCGGACAAGTATCTGGCCGGCAAGCGGGCAACAGCGAATCCGGCGAAGGGTTTCACGCGGCTCAAGATCGTGCCGCCGGGCACGTGCTGAGGGAACGATGATGGGCTGGTGGCCTTGGTCAAAACGTGTGCGTTCGGCCGTGCGGTTCATCCGCGCGAAGTTCGACTCCGCGCAGACCACGCCCGAGAATCGCCGCCATTGGGCCAACGCCGATTACCTCTCGGCCGACGCTGCCGCCAACCCCCAGGTCCGCCAGACCCTTCGCAACCGCGCTCGCTACGAAGTGGCGAACAACTCCTACGCCCGTGGGATCGTGCTGACGCTTGCCAATGACGTGATCGGCACCGGGCCTCGCCTTCAGATGCTCCTTGCGGACGGCGCCGGCGCCAACCAGACCATCGAGCGTGAGTTTGCCGCGTGGGCGAAGGCCGTGGACCTGGCGGGCAAACTCCGCACGATGCGGATGGCCCGGGCGCAGGACGGCGAGGCGTTTGCGATGCTCGTTTCCAACGACAACCTCGACTCGCCCGTGAAGTTGGACCTGCGGCTGATCGAGGCCGATCAGGTGAGTACGCCGGGGCTCGCGCTCCCCAAGGCCGGCACAGTTGACGGCATCGTCTTCGACGAGTTCGGGAACCCCGCCGAATACCACATTCTCAAGGCCCATCCCGGCGGTGCCACGGGCGCTGTCGGCCAGGACTACGACAAGGTGCCCGCCGCGTCCGTGATTCACTGGTTCCGCGCCGACAGGCCGGGCCAGTCGAGGGGCCTGCCGGACATCCTGCCGGCCTTGCCCCTCTTTGCGCAGTTGCGTCGCTACACGCTGGCGGTGATCGCCGCCGCCGAGTCTGCGGCCAACGTCGCCATCTTTATGAAGACCAATGCCCCCGCCGGCGGCGAGGCGGCCGAGGTTGAGCCGATGGCCACGATGGAGTTCGAGCCGAACATGGCCGTCTTCGGCCCGGAAGGGTGGGAACCGAGCCAGATTCGGGCCGAGCAGCCGGCCACGACCTACGGCGAGTTCAAGCACGAGATTCTGAACGAGATCGCCCGCTGCCTGAACATGCCGTTCAACGTCGCCGCGTGCAACTCGTCGGGCTACAACTACGCCTCCGGCCGGCTGGATCACCAGACCTATTTCAAGAGCATCCGCGTGGAGCAGGCCCACGTGGAAGCCGTGGTCCTCGACCGCATCCTGGACGCTTGGATGGCCGAGGCGGTGAAGGTGTTCGGCCTGGGCGCGATCGATGCCTGGCCACATCAGTGGTTCTGGGATGGCCATGAGCACGTGGACCCCGCGAAGGAAGCAACGGCCCAGGCGACCCGCCTGGCCAGCCATACCACAACACTGGCCGCGGAGTATGCCCGCCAGGGGAAGGACTGGGAGACGGAACTGAGGCAGCGGGCCAAGGAAGTGGCGCTGATGAAGGAACTGGGGCTGCCCATGGCGCAGGCCGCACCGCAGGGGAACCAACAGACACAGGATGAGAATGACGGTGGAGACCAGCAAGGACAATCCGAAGCCGCCTGAGTCTCTTGACCTCGTGGCTGCAATGCAGATCGACGTGGCCGCGGCCGATGCCGCCGGCGGCAAGACGCCGCTGCCGCGCTTCACGATGGTCGCCTACACGGGCGGCCTGATGAAGATCGCCGGCTGGCGCTACCCCGTCGTCGTGGACCTGGCGGGGATGGCGATCCCGTCGCAGTCGCGGCCCGTGCGTTTCGGCCACGATGCCACAAGCGGCGTGGGCCATACGGATCGTATCGCGGTCGAAGGCGGCTGCCTCGTGGCCGCAGGCGTGGTGTCGCGCGACACGGCGGCCGCGCGGGAGATCGTGGTGTCGGCCCGCAACGGCTTTCCGTGGCAGGCCAGCATCGGGGCGGCAGTCGAGCAGTTCGAGTTCGTGCAGGAAGGCCAGGCCGTGACGGTCAACGGCCGGGAGTTTCAGGGACCGGTGAACGTGGTCCGCCGGGCGACGCTCGGGGAGATCAGTTTCGTGGACTTGGGCGCCGACGGGCAAACCAGCGCGCGGCTGGCAGCCGCGGCAAAGGAGAAGGAAATCATGGACGCAACGAAAACCGACAAGCAGAACGACACCGTGGCAGCCGGCGCGGGCAATCCCGGCGCGGGCAAGGAGACCCCGGCCGTGCAGGCAGGCACCGACAAGGCCCCGGCCAAGATCGAGGCGCAAGCGGCTCCTGTGGCCAAGGCCGGCGCGACGCCGGTCGATGCCGCGCTGACCATCGACCCCGTGGCCGACATGCGTGCAAGCGCAGCTGCCGAGGAGGAACGGATCGCCGCCGTGCGCAAGGTCTGCGGCAGCGACCACGCGGACATCGCGGCCAAGGCCCTCCGGGAGGGCTGGGATGTCACGCGGACGGAACTGGAGGTCCTGCGGGCGGACCGCCCGAAGGCCCCGGCCGCGCACGTGGTTGATCAGACGGTCAACGGCGCGGTCCTCGAAGCGGCCTGCATGCTGACGGCCCGCTTGGCGGATGTGGAAAAGGTCCACGACGAAAAGACGCTCGACGCGGCCAGCCGCCGGTTCCGCGGCGGCATCGGCCTCCAGGAGTTGCTGCTCGAAGCCGCGTGGGCCAACGGCTACATGGGGCGCAACTTCCGCGACTCGCGCGAGGTGCTGCGGTTCGCCTTCGCCAAGAACATCCAGGCGGGCTTCAGCACGGTGGACATCGGCGGCATCCTGTCGAACGTCGCCAACAAGTTTCTCTTGGACGGCTTCTTCTCGGTCGAGCGCATCTGGCGCAACATCTGCGCCGTCCGCAACGTCGGGGACTTCAAGACGGTGACGTCCTACCGCCTCATCGGCAAGGACCAGTACGAGCCGGTCGCGCCGGGCGGGGAACTCAAGCACGGGACCCTTGGCCAGGAGCAGTACACCAACAAGGCCGACACGTTCGGCCTGCTCCTGTCCATCGACCGGCGGGACATGATCAACGATGACCTCGGGGCCATCACCCTCGTGCCGCGCAAACTCGGCCGCGGCTCGGGCCTCAAGATCAACGACGTGTTCTGGACCGTGTTCCTGGCCAACTCGTCGTTCTTCACCAGCGGCAACAAGAACTACCTCTCGGGCGCCGACACGGCCCTCACCATCGACGGCCTGACGAAGGCCGAGGTCGCGTTCCTCGACCAGACGGACTCGGACGGCAAACCCATCGGCATCATGCCGGCCATCCTGCTCGTTCCCACCGCGCTGAGCGCGATGGGCACGCAACTGTTCAAGTCCCTGGAGATCCGCGATACGACCGCCTCGACGAAGTACCCCATCGCCAACCCGCACCAGGGCAAGTTCCGGGCCGAGGTCAGCCGGTATCTGGCGAACACGAAGTACACCGGCGCGAGCGCGAAGGCGTGGTATTTGCTCGCGGACCCGGCGGACCTCCCGGTCATCGAGGTCGCGTTCCTGAACGGCCAGGAATCGCCCACCATCGAGACTGCCGAGGCGGACTTCAACGTCCTCGGCATCCAGATGCGTGGATACCATGATTTCGGCGTCGCGCTTCAGGACCCGCGCGGCGGCATCAAGAGCAAGGGTGAGGCGTAAGCCGATTGCGGATTGCGGATTTCGGATTGCGGATTGAACGGAAACGACAACAGCACCAGTTAGCCGCCCATCTTGATGGGCGCGTAAAGGAGTGAAACATGGCTCAGAACTTTCAGGCCGCGTTCGTGCAGGTCGGCGAGAGCATCGACTATACGCCCGTCGCGGCCGTGGTGGCCGGCAAGGTCGTCGTGCAGGGCTCGATGATCGGCGTGGCCAAGACCCCCATCGCGGCGGGCGCCCTAGGGGCGCTGGCCGTGAAGGGCATCTTCGATGTCGTCAAGGCCAACGAGCAGCAGGCGCTCGGGGCGGCCCTCTATTGGGACGCCGACGGCAACCCCTACGGGGGCACGGCCGGCACGGGCTGCGCCACCACGACGGCCGGCGGCAACACCTTCATCGGGTTCGCCCAGGCGGCCGCCGGCGCCACGGACGAGACGGTCCGGGTCCTCTGGAGCGGGCCGGTCGCGCTCACCAACACGGTCCACAACGCCCTGACGGCCGACCTGACCGATCCGGGCGCGGCCGGGGCGATCCCGGTGACCGACAGCGGCCACTGCGACCTCGTGACCACCGGCGCGGAGACGCGGACGCTGGCCGCCCCGACGTACCTGGGGCAGTTGCTGCTCGTGTCCCTGAAGACGGACGGCGGCAACTGCGTCATCACGTGCGCCACGACCGTCAACCAGACGGGTAACAACACGATCACGCTGGACGATGCCGGCGATGCGATCCTCCTGGTGGCGAAGGCCAATGGCGCGAACAAGCGGTGGTCGGTGGTCTCCAACGACGGCTGCACGCTGAGCACGGTCTAGAGCGGGCCGACGCAGATTGAGGTGCGCCGATGACCGACCTCCTGGAATGGGCCTCGGCGTGGCTCGACGGGATGCGCACCAAGCACATGGCGCGGCCGGTAACGTACTGCCGGGGCGAGCAGTCGGTCGAGGTTGCGGCTACGGTCGGCCGGACGGTCTTTGAGATCGCGGATGCCTACGGCGTCGTCGAGCGGTCCGAGTCGCGCGACTTCCTGGTTACGGCAGCCGATCTCGTGCTGGACGACCAGGTGGTCTTGCCCGAGCGCGGCGACCGCATCCGGGAAACGCAGGACGGGAAGGTTTTCGTGTACGAGGTGATGGCGCCGGGGAAGGAACCGCACTACCGATTCAGCGATGTGTACCGCCGGACGCTTCGGATTCACACGCGGCAGGTGGCGGTGGAGGGTTGAACGTGGACAACCTGGTGACGCAGCCCATCGTTCAGTACGGTTTTTTGGGCTTCAGCGCCGTCCTGCTCGCGCTGGTGATCTGGCTCATCCAGAAGTTGCTCCGGGCGCTGGAGGCATCGAGCGGGATCATCGCCGCCAACACCGAGGCGATCCGCAACCTCGCGGCCCAGACGTGCGACCTGCTGAAGTTGAATCGGTCGGTGCATGACAAACTCCTCGCGCGGCCGTGCATCGCGCAGAAGGAACTGGACTGATGGCGACGATCACCGACATCGCGGATGCCGTCGTGACCGAGTTGAACGGCCACACGTTCTCGCAGGCGCTCGTGGCCGTGCGCTACTACCGGCCCGTCTTCGACCTGGGGGAGATGCAGACGCTCCACGTCTCGGTTGTGCCCAAGGGCGTGACCATCGAGCGGGCCGACCGCAGCCGGAACCAGTACGACTACGCCATCGACGTGGCCGTGCAGAAGAAGTTCGAGAAGGGCGACGCGGCGGAACTGGACCCGCTGATGGCGCTCGTGGAGGAGATCGCCGACTTCTTCCGCCTGCGGCGTCTCACATCGTACCCCGATGCGATCTGGGTGCGGACCGACAACGTGCCGGTGTACGCGCCGGAGCACCTGGAGGAGTTCCGGCAGTTCACCAGCGTCCTGACCTTGACGTTTCGGGTGGTGAGGTAACGAACCATGAACAACGTCCTGATGCGTAAGATCACCATCACCGCCGACTACCAGCCCCTGGCGGCCGAGCGGACCGTCGTCACGGTCACCATCTCCTGCCCACCCGGCAACAGCGCCAACGTGCTGTTCAAGGGCGACGACGGCTCGGACGTGCCGTGGATTCCGGGCGAGTGGCACACGCTGGTCGAGGTCAACCTGGCCGACATCCAGGTCAAGGGCACGGTGGGCGACACCGTGACCCTCGTGGGAGGGACCTGGTAATGCCCTACAGGTTCAGCGCTGGCTTACCGCGCACCGGCCAGACGACTGCCTGTAGGGCAGGCGATGACGGCACGTACCAAGCCGGCATCCGGATGGCCAGCGAGCGGGCGTTGGAGTTCGTGAATAATGGCAATGGCACGGTCACGGACCGTGCGATGGGCCTCGTTTGGGTGAGGCAACCTGAACTTATCATCCCCGGCGCGGTCGGTGTTCACGCGACGAACCAGGTCCAGGTCGCCAGGGGCAACTGGGCGAATCTCACGGCCTACGCCAAGGCGGACCTGACGAAGGACGCGGCGGATTCGACCTGCTGGGTCTGTGCCGTTGCCCACACGTCGGCTGCGGCAGGAACCTTCGCGGCGGACCGGGCCGCCCACCCGACTTACTGGCGGCAGACCATCTGGACGGCCAGCGCCGCGGACCTGATTAGCCCGGCTTGGCTGACCTGGAACGACGCCATCGACGCCTGCGAGGCCCTGGAATACGCGGGCTACACGGACTGGCGGTTGCCGAACATACTGGAACTCGGTTCGCTCTTGAACAACGGGGTGGGTGCTTCTCCCGGTTCTTACCCGGTTTTTCCGAATATGTCATTTACATGTTTTTCATCGACGAGCCTTGCCTTAGATACCACGATGGCACTTACCTTGCAGGCTTGGGATGCTTTTTTGTACGGGACATTCAAGACGGACCTTCTCGGTGTCTATCCCGTGCGGGGCGGTTATAGGATTTAGTATGGCAAAAGAACTAAACGTGGCGGGCATCCGCATCGCGCGGCTCGCGGACGGGTCCGCGCGGCTCACGCATCCGAGCGGCGCGGTGGTTATTGAAACGAAAGAGCAGCGGGTCGCCCGGACGGTTGAACGCAAGGCCCGCATCATCGGATTGCAGGCCGCCCTC